CTACGTCAACTATACGAAGATGGAAGAATAGTAAAAGGTGTTAATACTACTCCTGATGTCGACGTGAACTCTATTTCTAAAGAAGCAGCAAAGTTTGGATTTAAAGTAGACAAAGACGGACGTCCAGAAAATCATCCTAGCAAAGTAAAAGGTTCTAAAACAAATGTATTGTTTAACTTAGGTTTAGCAGAAAGTGTTGCTATTAAGTTTGAACGCGGTGATGATTACGATATATTACATATTAAAGAAAAAGGTAAGAATCGTGTAGAAGTTCGTGGTAAAAGTGGATACGAAAGTGGCAACTACGATCCTAAAGACAAGTTACACAAATTATTAGACAGTTTAGGCAAGGCAGCAAACATTTCAGAACTAATGAATGGCGAAACTGTTGTAATAAATCCTAAACATCCAGACGGTCCAAAAGCAATAGATAATCTAACAGACTTAGAAGAAGCACTAGGTGAAATAGCAAGTGCTACAGAAATCTATGTAGATATGGATGGTGTACTTGCAGACTTTTTTGGCGACTGGGCAAAACTAATGGGTGTAGACAGTTTCCGTGATATTAAAGATGTAAATACAGCCTTAGAAAAAATTAGAAATACAGATGACTTTTGGCTTAACTTACCCGTAACAGACAATGCAAAATCTTTGCTAGAACTTATTAAAAAAGTAAAAGGTGAATATAGTATTTGTAGCTCACCGTTACCGGGTGATAAAAATAGCGAGCCACACAAGCGTGAATGGATTAAAAAGAATCTAGCATTTTTTCCACCTAAAGAAATTATTATTACACAAGATAAAGCAAAGTTTGCTACACAACCAGATGGTACACCTAACATACTAATTGACGACTATGGTGTTAACATTGCTAAATGGGAAGCAGCAGGCGGCATAGGATTCAAACACAAGGATCATAAGTTTGAGCGCACAGCAAAAGCAATCAAACAGCATATGCAAGAGCCTGTAGAAGAAGGTAACTTGTTTAAAAATCCTGCAAATACTTTTGTTGTTAAAGCCGATGGTGAATACGATTTTATAAAATTAGGCACTAATATGGCTAATCTAAAAAGTATGCCAGCAAATTCTAATGTAGACGAACCAGATATAGTTGTTGCTCCTTATGCAGGTTCTAAAGAAATGAAATATCTTATGAAGCAGTTAAAGCGCATAGGATATAAAGTACAAGATGCTGGTGGTTATAAAGATTTTCACTATGATGAAAAACCTACAGGCGGCGAAGCACCTCCACAATTTAAAAAGATGGGTCCGCTAGGTAAAATTAAACTAGACAAATTAAAAAGTGTACAAAGCGAACGTCAATGGAACAAACTAGGCAAGCAACTAGTAAAAGTATTAAATGATGACTATGAGCCAATACAAATTGATCGCAAAGGACGTATTGTAAACGGACATCATAGATATGATGCACTACGTTTAACAGGTGCAGAATATGCTCGTGTGCATATGGTAGATGAAGTACTAGAAAATATGCTAGACGAAAACTTTGCTGACGGAAAGAAAAAAGGCAAAAGTCGTCCTGGTAGAGTCAAAAAGGCTGGTGCAAGTTGTAAAGGATCGGTAACTAGTTTACGTAAGAAAGCAAAAAAATACTCAGGTGAGAAAGCGAGGATGTATCATTGGTGCGCAAATATGAAGTCGGGACGGAAGAAAAAATAGTAGAACTTTATCCAAGAGATAACACAGATATAAGTCACTATATTAAAAAACTTAAAGAACATGAAGCTCGACGAGCAAGCACAAATGAACGCCAAAACTATTGGAAAACTTATAAAGAATACTTAAAATGAAGCAAACAGAAATGAAATTTTACACACCTTATGAAACAGCAGGTAGACAACCTGGAATGATCTGGCAGCCTAGAGATTGCACACCAGAAGAACAAAAGGAATGGATTAATACAGAAGGAAAGTATTGGGCAGATATACAAGGAAAACTTATTATAGGACTTTCTATACTACAAGTTAGTTTGTTAGGACTTATGTTAAGTTGTATGTTTCTAATACAGCAATTTGTGAGATAGGAAAGAAAAATGAAAATAAGCGAATTACTAGAACAAAAAAGAGATACACATTGTTCAGATAAATGTTGTGGAGCAGACGTAAAAAGAGAAGATTGCAAATGTCCACCAGACTGTCCTCACTGTAATTGTAATGCAGAAGACGTTAAAGAAGATGCAACAGCAGGAGCAACATCATCAGGTAATATAGCCGCAGTTGTTAATCCAACGTATGCACACGCTAAATCTACAAAGAAGGGCAAATACGGAGCGCCGAAAGCACCACAAGTTAAAAATACAGATGGTACTGCTAAAAATGCATTAGATGTTAAAAATAATATCATGGGCGGCAAACCTATCAAAAGATAAATAGTATATAAGATCCGGAGATTATAAATGAACAAAACAGAAATACAAGAAGGTTTAGGCGAACTAGCTGATCGTGCAGAGCGTGATCACGAAGTACAAATGGCTCGTTCAGACCTTTACAAAATCGCAAAATATGCAATCAAACTACATGATATGCTTAAAGGTGTATCTGAAGAACAAGGCTTAGAAGGTTGGGTTCAATCAAAAATTACTAAGTCAGCAGATTATATCGGTAGTGTATATCACCATCTAGACTACGAAGAAGCAACAGGTGAGCTAGGTGAAGAAGTTGCAGAAGGAAAATTTAAATCTGATGCACATCGTAAGGCGGTACATGCTGCAAAGGCAAGTGGCAAGCGTAGCAAGAAGAAACTTCGCAAGACTGAATCAGAATATAAAGATACTTTACATGCTAAACTAGCTGAGAAAAAAGCAACTGAACAAGCAGTTACTACAAAGAAGATTTCAGCAAAAAATATTAAAGCAAAAAATATAAGTCCAAACAAAGGCGGAAACTAAGTTAATGGATTTTCATAGACTTCAGCAAAAACTTTTTGAATTGGATCCAACAGATCCAAGAGAAGATTTAGCAAAATTACAGCAAGTAGCACAAGGTGGTTCGGTGGCATCCGGAACAGTTGAACCAACCAAAGATTACTTACGTGAGAATGCTGAAGTTACAGAAGGTTCGTTGAAAATGGATAGAGATTATAGTGTAAGTGACTTTGCTGCCCTTGCTGGTATAAAAACTAACGAAGCAACACCATTAGATGCACTAAAGCACGGTTTTAAAAACTACAACAAACTAGATGCTCTTAATACACAAGTTGACGGTAAGAAGCCAAAATCAGATGTTGATCAAATTAAAGATTTAATTAAAGGCAAAGATAAAAAACCAACAGCACAACAACCAGCACAAGCACAACCAAGTGCTATGCCTACAAGTGACGAAGGTTACACACTAAAAGCAGGCGATGATATTACGTATGTTAATAAAAAAGGTCAAAGACGTACTGCACCAGCAGTTAAAATGTTAAAGAATCTTGATACTAACGGTAAAAATGTAATACAGTTAGAACTAAATGGTGCAACATTTGCCATTAGTAGAGATCAAATTATTGCTGTTAACGGTCGTAAATTTACACTCACTGATCCAGCAGCAGGCAAAGGTAAATTAGAAGCACTAGAAGCAAGAGTAGCATACCTTGAAGGTATTATAGAAACACTTGTAGAAGGTAAAAAAGTTCCAAGTCTAAAACCACGCGATCCAAATGCTCAGTATATGACTGACTTACGTAAAAGTGGTGCAATGGGCGCACACAAAGATAAGAAAAAAGATGCTAAAGCAGGTAAAGTAAAGCATAAAGGACAACCATACGAGTCTATCAAAGATGAACTATACAGACTCTTAGATGCAAAAAAATAAAAGGAAGTGCAATATTGCAACTTATTAAACAAAACGCCAGTTTTAATGAGTCACTTTTACTTACCAACCCTATACCCCAACATTTTATAGATACATATAGCCTTAAAGATTTTGATAAAGACGGCTATGAAGTTCCTGCACCTCTAGAACGTGCATACTACGAAGCACAAGGTATTAAACTAAATTACGATATACAGTATCATGTAGCACCAGTTATACCTTGGTATATTGATAAAGAAGATGCAGAAGTAGGTCCAGTTCTTGATCATTGTATGTTGTTGCAAAGATTTGCCTTTGCAGGAGAAGCAAGAAAACAATTAGAAGATGCAGTATTTAAACGTCCAATATTACAGAAGTTACTAGCAGTAAAGCCTAAATACGGTATAGATTTTAGTTTAGATTATATCGATCATGGCATTGTAATGGAAGTTATACATATTGAACAAGACTTTGATACACTTGAAGAAGCAAATAAGGCAAAAGAACAACTTGAACATATCATTGAAAATACCAACTGGTATAAAGGTGCTCACGAGCTTAATGCAAGACGAGCAGAATGGGAAAAACTATCTTCCGACGATCAATCAGACTACAAAGCACAGCATTTTGGCTGGCATCGTGCCTTTGATAACATAAAAGTCATTTAACGGTTGACACTAATCTAATCAGATACTATAATATATAATAACATTAACAGGAGAATACTATGGGATCTCGTACCTACGGTGCTGACGAAAAGCAAAAATTAGAAAGACTAGTAAGAGAAGGTGTTACTGTATTACAAGAGATTGAAGATCTTAATACAGGATTAAAAGAAACTGTAAAAGCAGTTGCAGAAGAAATGGACATTAAACCATCTCTAATTAATAAAGCAATTAAAATTGCACAAAAACGTGATTGGGAAAGTCATGCAGATGCATATGACGATCTAGAAACACTTATTACTACATTAGGCTATGACAAGTGAGAAAAATATACGAGTTTTGGGCCGACAGTTATCGGACTGATCGTATAGCATTTGGATACGAACTATTAAGTTTTGTTTTTACAGTAGCCGCCAGTGCTTCATTAGCACTTACCGCAGATGCGCCTGATATGCGTATAGTTTATCCAGGCTTTTTTATAGGTAGTGTTTTTGGAATACTAGGATATTACAGACGCAAACTAGCATGGCCAATGATGTTAACAGGTTGGTTTATATTTGTTAACGTACTCGGATTTGGTATTGCTATGAAATGGTGGTAATAAATATTATTACGCTCAAAGACGATTGTCGAGCAAGAATGAAGGTTAAGTTGGCCACAAGCAACGAGGAGAAAATTAGATGCCATACGTAGATGCGATGTTCGATCGCGATCAGGATATTATTCGTGTTGTAGAAAGACGCGATGGCAAAAGACACTTTACAGAATATCCTGCCAAATATACATTTTATTACGAAGATCCTCGAGGCAAATACAAAAGTATTTACGGAGATCCTCTATCACGTATTGTTTGTAAAAACACAAAAGACTTTCGAAAAGAAGTTGCTATTAACAAAGGCAAGAACTTATTCGAAAGCGACATCAATCCACTTTTTCAATGTCTTAGTGAAAACTATCTTAACCAAGATGCACCTAAACTAAATATTGCATTTTTCGATATTGAGACTGACTTTGATCCAGAGCGTGGCTTTGCTGATCCAAGCGATCCTTTTATGCCAATTACATCTATCTCTGTGTATTTGCAGTGGTTAGAAACAATGGTGTGTCTTGCTGTTCCTCCTAAAACACTAACTATGGATCAGGCACAAAAAGAACTAGAAGGCATTGATAATGTAATGTTGTTTGAACGTGAAGGTGATATGATTGATACCTTCTTAACGCTAATTGAAGATGCTGACATACTAAGTGGTTGGAACAGTGAAGGTTATGATATTCCGTATACTGTAAACAGAACTAGTCGTGTATTAAGCAAAGACGACACAAGACGTTTTTGTCTATGGGGTCAGTTACCTAAAAAGCGTGAATATGAAAAATACGGGAAATCAGCTGTTACCTTTGACCTAATAGGTAGAGTGCATTTAGATAGTTTGGAACTGTATCGTAAGTATACATATGAAGAACGTCACTCATATCGATTAGATGCGATTGGTGAGATTGAAGTAGGCGAAAACAAAGTGCCATATGAAGGTACGCTGGATCAGTTATATAACAACGACTTCCGTAAGTTTATTGAATATAACATTCAGGATACTGCACTACTTGATAAACTAGACAAGAAACTACGATTTATTGATCTTAGTAACAGTATTGCACACGAAAATACTGTGATGCTTCAAACAACAATGGGTGCTGTTGCCGTTACAGAGCAAGGTATTATTAACGAAGCACATAACAGAGGACTACAGGTTCCTAATCGCCCCAAACGTGACGACACAGAAAATACACAGGCTGCTGGAGCATATGTTGCATTTCCAAAAAAAGGACTGCACAAGTGGATTGGTTCAATGGACTTAAACTCACTATATCCTTCAGTGATTCGTGCTTTAAATATGGCACCGGAAACTATTGTTGGACAAATACGTCCTGAAATAACTGAATCTCGTGTACACGAAGATATGACTCTTAAGAAGAAGAGCTTCGCAGGTAGTTGGGAAGGACGATTTTCAACTGAAGAATATGAAGTAGTAATGGAGCAACGTAAAGATGTTGCGCTAACTGTTGATTGGGAGGATGGTAGATCAGATGTACTAAGTGGTGCAGAGATTTATCAACTTATATTTGACAGTCAGATGCCTTGGATGCTTAGTGCAAATGGTACAATCTTTACTACAGAGTTTGAAGGTGTTATTCCGGGTATTCTTAAACGCTGGTACGCAGAACGTAAAGAACTACAAAAGAAACTTAAAAAAGCAAAAGACGCAAATCTTGATGCAGAAATAGAATACTGGGACAAGCGACAGCTAGTTAAAAAGATTAACTTGAACAGCTTGTATGGTGCTATTTTGAATCCGGGCTGTAGATTTTTCGATAAACGTATTGGTCAGTCAACCACACTAACTGGTAGACAAATTGTTAAACATATGAGTGCTGAAGTTAACAATGTAATTACAGGTGATTACGATCATACCGGTAAGGCAGTAATATATGGCGATACTGACTCTGTTTACTTTAGTGCATGGCCTGTACTACAAGAAGACGTAGGAACTGGTAAACTTGAATGGAATACTGAAAAATGTATTGCACTATATGATCAAGTTTGTGAACAAGCAAATACAACATTTGAAAAGTTTATGTTGCAAGCATTTCATTGTCCAAAGAGTAGAAGTGACGTTATTGCGGCAGGTAGAGAAATTGTTGCTCAGAGTGGTCTTTATATTACTAAGAAGCGATATGCGGCACTAGTAGTTGACAATGAAGGTTTTAGAACAGATCAAGACGGTAAGCCTGGTAAAGTAAAAGCAATGGGCTTAGACTTACGTAGGTCAGATACTCCTGTGTTTATGCAAAAGTTTTTAAGCGAAGTACTTCTAATGGTGCTTACAGATGCAGAAGAATCTGAAGTACTAGAACGTATTACGCAGTTCC